AGCAGTCTTCACATAATACACAATAAGAGCAACTAGCAAGACGGTACTAGCTCCAATCAACATCAATTCCATTTGTCAACCCTTTATATATCTCATTCATATCTGAGTATAGCATAATAAATGTCTTGCACAATAGGGTAAATTAGTCTATATTGATTCTTACGGGGCCATTACCCAGCCCTTGCAAATGTAGCTTCGACAGATGCAGATAAACGTAGCGTACCGCAGAGTTCTCCTTAAACGTCATAAATGACAATGACTATAAATATCGGGGCTGTGAGCTGTGGGGGATATTCAATCCTAGCTTAGATAAACGAGAGAAGCGCAGTAGAGTTGGTGAAAGATAATAGACACTCGAAGTCTAGCTAAATGATTACATCTATTAGCAAGTAGCCAACAATATTGTTTTAATCTGAATATATATTTTTATTCGGGTTAGGTTAGGTATTGTCTTTAATTACACACCATACACATCATGCAAAACATCCTATTCCTACTACTAGCAGTTATTGCTGACATCACACTAATAGTCAACGTTATCCATCACTGGTAACGTGTCTATAAAATCTCAAAATATATACATATAAAAATAACGTGTATAAAAATACGCATTATGTATACATGTGTTTATAAAAAAGCTAGGAAAAATTCAGTCATACACCCCTACCGCTAGGCGAGGGGACGGGGGGGGAGGTATGCCACTTGCCACAGCGCACCACTGGCACGAAACGCACCGCACCCAGCATGATAATTACCGTAAATGATAGGCACGGCCAGGCAGGCCAATGAATTGCTACACTATGTTATAGGCTGCCTTAAGCTGGTCTAGTGTAATGCCTTGATAGACTAGGCGCTCAAGTGTGAGCAGGTCAGAGTCAGTTTTAAGAGACTGTGAAACAACTAGCATCGCATCATTAAAACTTATCGCTGTATCATTAGCCTTAATACTATCTAATACCTTTGCTTTTCTAGCTTGTTTAGCCATGTGTATATTCTCGCTGGTTGGTTGTTGTATTGGTGTGTTACTTATACTGATAGCATCATCTATTGTTAAGCTGGCATCGAATATGACGCGCTTAAGGCTGCCACGTAATCCGCTGTAGCCTTTTCTTATTGTTTCAACATAGCCATACTTAGCTAGCCTTTTTAATCCCACACATAATGTTGGCGCTTTAATGCCACGATATGCCGCCATTGTAGATAAAGCAGCAAATGTATATCCGCCAGCACTGCAATAAGAGCATATAAGCATTAGATTAATTAAATCACCACGTGTTAGCCTTTTATCGTTTATGGCGCGTATTGGCAGCACGGCATAAGACCGAGCATCTGGCTTTTTCTCTTTTAACTCAATGCCGGGCTTTTTAGGTATGGTAAACATAATCAATAAGTTTTATTTATGAATGGCCAGTATATCATTTAAACATTGTTTGATATATCGCTTGCATATCTTAATTATTTAGGTATTATTCAATCCGCAACACACTATTTAAACACTATTTGAAAGGCTACTATTATGACCATGTTTTACACTTTGTTAATATCTTATACCCGAGGATATCCAGCAGAAAGGCTTGTTATTGCTAAATCAGCAAGCGAAGCAATAGCGAAAGCCTTTGAAGATAGCAACACGCTATCAGCCACCATTATAGAAAAAACGGAGTTTTGATATGGAAAACAAACAACAACAACATGAGCGATACATAAACGCCCAATTTGAAGACTTGAAAGCGTCTAATTATTTGTGGGATATTTTAATATCGGATGGTTTAGGGAATAAAACAAATTTTATTAAGATAAACCAATTTCAGCTAGAAGCCATAAAAAGAATTTTAAAGGGGGCTTAATATGATAATGCGCGATTATAAGAACCATAAGCCAGCCAGCCCTATAACATTCATTGACTATCTAGCTGCTGCCGGGTTTATTTTAACCATCATCGCTTTACTATTTATCGCAACACTATAAAGGAAACTATCATGCAAATATCAACAAACCTATGCGGTAATGAATTAAGAAAAGCCGCTTTACTTATTACCGAAGCCAGCCGTTTAAATATGGATGTTTCCGGATTTGGCGAATTAAGCGTTAATCAATCTAGCGGTAACGTTTATCTTTGGCTCGAAGATTATCTTTTTACTTTATACATTGGCCCAAGTGATGATGATTTAATGGCCTGCTGGTATAACAGCAATAATGGCGAAGAAGAATTCACCGAAACGCAAGGCCTTACATTGGATTTATTAAATACATGGGCCTATGATTTAGAAGAAGAAGCCCAATACGCAACCAATTAAAGCATTCTATAAGCTCATTCTAACCAGTGGGCTTATGGGCTTGTTTTAAGCCAATACTATCTAAACACTATCGAGGCAACTATTATGACTAAGCAGTTTTGGTTCAAAGATTATTTCGTTATCATGGAAAAGCAAGGCAACGGCTCAGTGCGCGTTGTGGCTTCTAACGATGATTATTCAGATTATATCCGCGAGGTTTTTTACGATTACCCTGCCAGCTACATTGTAAGCAAAATTAAAAGCGATATTCGCTTCAGATTAGCAGCGAGGGCTTAATTATGTATAAAATTGAAAATAAACGTTATGGCTATTTAAAATACTTTGATACTTTGCTGGCTGCTTATTGTGAGCTTGGATTTTTAAAGCGCAATAACTTAATACAACAAAATAGCATTATTAAATCTATACATTAAAGGGGCTTAACATGACTATTGAAAATGCTAGGAATGAATTTTATCAACAATTAAACGATGACCCAGATTTTTCAGACTGCTACGAAAAAAACGAAGCTGGCTTTTTAGCATGGTTAAATGATTATCCGGTTCTAGATGATGATTTAGTCTATTTAGTAACATTAGCGGCAGCATAACGATGGCCCATAGCAATTAAGCCCTGAAATATGGGCTTTTTTGTTGTCTATCGTTTATCCCATAGCTAATTTATATATCTATCATGCGTAAAGGCCATTTTTAAGCCCATAGGCGCGTTTTATTGCTTAACTGAACCCATTGCACTAATCCAACAATTTAAACCGTTATAATGCGCATTATGCAATCCGTTTTTATAACGCCTTGCGTTAAATGCCTGCCGGTTTATTTTTTGCCGCGATTCTCAATCAATAGTTTAGTTTTTTAGAATTTTCTAAACTTTTCTGCCATTTTTTGCGATTTTTGCTAAAAGCGAAATTTAGGCGAAGGGCGCGGGATAATTTTTATCCTTTGCTTTCATTCAAATGCTGGCTAACTTTCTCTTTCGCTTCATCCACATTTTTATAATTGCCTAAGTGAATCGAGGGCAGCAACCAAACTGAGTAAATAGTGGCACCTTGCGAGACGGCCTTTGATATTGCATAGCCACCTTTGCTCCGTGCCACCGTTGCATCATCCATCCGAGCCGGGCTAAAGTTTACTATTGCATACTTGCCCCAGCTATACCATCTCACTAATGCTTACCTCACGCGCTGCTTGCACTGCAAACTCAGGAAAGTTCTGCGGGTTATCCAATATGCGAGTAGCCCATGAACGGTAATTAGTCTTTGGCTTTAGCTTATCAGCAATAAACTTATTCAGCTTATCCACATTCTCTTTGTTCTCGGCATAGCTTACTGGCGCTGGCAATGCGTGATACTCTGCCTCGCGTGGCTTGCATAGCTGGATAATATCAGCAGGCTGTGGCAGTTTGTTAGGCGAGTCTGTCCAATGGTCAAAGGCGCGGCCAACCACATTGAATTCAAAGCGCTCCAGCTTATGCCACCAAACACGCAACACTTCTTTCTCAGGTAACGGCTTGCCATAAATAGTAAACACGGCGCATAACATTTCTTTAAAAGCTAGTTTGTCTGTATCAATCATTAGAATGGTGCCTCTTGTGTAGGCGCTTCATCCATCCAGCGGCCTTGGTTTAAGTATGTAGCAGGATTAGGAATGTATTTACCATCCTCTGCTTGCCATTGTTTTGTTTCTCTTTGCCAATTAAGCGCATCAATCACTAGCAATATATCAGGCTTAGCTTTCTTCCATGCCTTGAGTGCTGCATCCTTGCCTACTTTCTTTGGATACTTATACCAAAAGTCTTCGAAATACATTTCAGTCTCTTGCTGGTCAAGAGATTTACTAGCCTTAACTAAACTAGCCTTACCTATACTAACCTGTGGTTCCAAACTGGATACATCTTGTATACATACTGTATCCAAAGTGTAAACATTGTTGTCTTTCAATGATAATTGTTCTTTGTGTTCGCCGTAAATCGTTGGTTTATAACGGTCTTTTTGAATTAGATTATGAATCTTCCAATGCTTGATAACGCACACGCCAGTGTCAAATGGTATGACGAAGTTCTTAGATAGCAGTATCTTCATGTCATCATCTGAGCAGCCTAGCATGCGCTGGACTTTCTTAGTGTTGTTAATAAATCCATCATCATCAGCACGCATTGATAAATGGAAGTATAATGCTTGTGTCGATAGCGGCATGTCCAGGAAAGCATCACTATCTATAATTGTTTTTGCAAACATTCTTCTCTCGGCCATTTCTTTACTCCATGAAAAAGGCTTCACCTGCTAACTCCACTTTTTAAAGGTGGTTGGAAGAACGGTCTTAGTAACCGCCAGTTAGCATGTGAAGCCCCACTAAAATTAATCACTTCCAAGTGATAGAAACATTATATTCTGTGTAATTAAACTTAACGATAAGTTTTACTTATGGATATGTAACGATTGATAAGTAAATACTTGTTGACAGATATATCCAAGCTATCTTATTGTTACACCTATGCCGCTTTGGCATGACTACGAGGAAACTATCATGGGTGTATTTGGTGATTGGATAGAGGATGATTATACGGAGCATGAAGATGACCCGTTCTTTATCCGAGATTTAGTGGAATACTTCTTACAGTTTGAGGCTGACAAGCTATCAGACTACATCGACGAAACAGACTTGCTATCAGATAAGGTCAGGAAGATTATTTATGACCCTAACGATGACAAGCTGGGCCGTATCAGAGACTTATACGATGCTGAGATAAACCGATATGCTAGGTTTGTTGAGGATAATTACAAGTCAAACAAGCATGCAAATTGGGTATTCCATGAAGCATTGGGGGATAACTAATGAGCGAGCAACAATTTCAACAGACAGTAATGGATGAATTAAGACAACAACAGGAGAACGATATGGAAACAACTAATAGATTTCAAGAGTTATTTGAGAAGAATGTAAACGATAAAACAGAAGCTCGTAATGGCTTAACATACCTTAGCTGGTCATGGGCATGGGCTGAGTTCAAGAAGTTTTACCCTAACGCACATTACGAAGTAGCTAAGACAGCGCAAGGTTTGCCATACTTTGAAAGTGATGCTGGCGCTATGGTATATACAGTAGTAACTGCTGGCGGATGCACACATGAGATGTGGTTGCCAGTAATGGATGGCGCTAACAAGGCCATGAAGAAAGAGCCATACACATACAAGACTAAGTTTGGCGAGAAGTCTGTTGAGGCGTTCTCCATGTTCGATGTGAATAAAACTATCATGCGCTGCCTAACGAAGAACCTAGCAATGTTCGGTTTGGGATTATACATTTACAGCGGAGATGACCTTCCTACTGTGGAGTTTGACACGACACCATTGGTAGATAAGATTAAAACGGCTACAACAATGGCTGAGTTACAAGAGTATTTTACAGCATCATTGTCAGCATGTGGCCAACATAAGGATGCACAGGCCGTTGTGATTGCAACCAAAGACAGCATGAAAGCTAAACTTGGGAGCAAATCATGAGCCAAGCAGAGCGCCTAGAGAATTACCTAAACACCAGGCCATCTATCACGCCATTACAAGCGTGGACTGAGCTAGGTATTTACAGACTGTCAGCATGTATTCATGTGCTAAAGCAAAGGGGGCATAAAATTGAGGTTGAACTTGTTAAGGTTTCTAACCAGTTTGGTGAATCATGCCGCGTCGCACAATACAGACTCGGAGAATAATATGATTATCAATTCATTATACGGTCTGACACCACCTAATCCATCTCAGGCAGAATCACTTGCTAAGAAGGTTGCTACCTGCAAAGAAGCGATGGGCGATAAGTGGTTACTTGCGATACATGTATTACGGAAGGATAAAAAATGACTGAGATAATTCAAGGCACGGAAGAATGGCATGCACTACGTCTTGGTAAAATCACAGCCAGTCGCATTGCAGACGTCATGGCAACGATTAAAACTGGTGAGGCAGCTAGTCGTGCCGACTACAGGATGCAACTCGTCTGTGAGCGTTTAAACAACAAGCGTGAAGAAGGCTACACTAATCAATACATGGCCAACGGTATCGAGTTAGAACCATTTGCTCGTGCATGGTATGAGGTGGAGAAGAATGTGTTTGTTAGGCAAGAGGCGTTCATGCAACATCCAACGTTACCATTCTGTGGAGCTAGTCCTGATGGGGTGGTGGAAGACGATGATGAGCTAGGGTTGATTGAAATCAAATGCCCTAAAGCTACGACACATGCAAGGACAATGCTAGAGGACAGAGCGCCAACAAAATACATGCCACAGATGCAGTTTCAAATGGCATGCAGTGGGGCCAAGTGGGTAGACTTTGTATCATACTGCCCGGAGTTCCCACTGGATTTACAATTGTTCATCAAACGAGTTTACCGGGATGATGAATATATTAAAGAGGTTGAAAGCAAGGCAGTAGAGTTCAACGACGAAATAGAAACAACAATTCAACGATTAAAAGGAAATAAAAATGGCAGTTAAATACAACTTAGTAGCAAAGAATGGCGAATACGAAGACAAGAATGGCGAGAAGAAAACACGCTGGACAAAGGTTGGCGTTGTCATGGAGACCAAGACTGGTGGCCTAGCAGCAAAGATTGAGTTGTTCCCTATGGGTTGGGATGGCTGGTGCCAACTAGCAGAACCGGAGCCAGTAGTATCAATCGCTAAAGAAGGCGCTAAAGCTAACGGCTATCAGAAGCAAGCCATTGATGAGATAGCAAGCGACATTCCTTTCTGATAATTCACAATGGGGAAAAGCATAAGCCTAGTACCCAACTACTATGGAGAACACGATGAGACCAGTAATAAAAAAGAATTTAGATACCCAGCTTAGATTTAAACTTGTAATGGATGTAATTGGTAGCGCAAGTATTTCAGCTAAACAAGTAATGACACGCTCAGGCTTATCAAGAGACCTTGCTTATTATGTATTAGCAACGCTGGTTAAAGATGGCCACCTAGCCATCACCCCAAAGATTACCAAGAAGGGTCAAGGCAGGCTTAACCATTACGAGCATACAAGTATTCCGTTTATTCCAAAGACAGTCGAGGAGCTGGAGAGAATATATCCACCGGGTTACTTCTCTAAACTTCGCAAAGACAAGCGCACCCATTATGAAGTAAATGAGAAAGGCCCATACGACGACATGATTGCTGCCAATCCAAACTTAAGAAAGATAAGCGCCATGTTTGAGACGAGACCTGAGTTGTTTAAGCAAGAGAAGCGTAAGCCTGAACACCGTGGCATACCCAGCACGTTCGGTATGTATAACATGATTCCATCCGGGATGATTTAATATGAGCGCACTAGACACGCAAGAAGGTGGAAGTCACTACAAGGACATGGTAATACAGCCAGTGACATTCATCGTTAAGAATAATATACCGTTCCTAGAAGGCAATGTGATTAAGTATGTATGCAGGCATGCTAACAAGAACGGAGTGCAGGACATTGACAAGGCGATACATTACCTACAACTTATAAAAGAATTGCACTATCATGGTGAATGATGTTACGCAAGGATGGAAGAAACACGACGGCTCACATGAATGTTACGAGCTGCCTAACAGCTTGATTGAAGTTGAAACTTACAGCTCACAGGGGAATTATGTTGTTAAGGCAAGCCAGCTTAATTGGCAGTATGTTAAATTTTATAGAGTAGTAGAACAGGAGAATAAAAATGCCGTGTAATCAAAACTGTAATCAAGGGCGTAACTGCGACTGCAAAAAAGACGCAAGCATAGATAGAGCCACAGTAGTTGTAGCAACGTTACTACTTATCTGTATTGTTTCCATGTGTTTTGGGTTTTATAAACTAATCAATGGAAACGCAGGGCAAGACTGCGCTGTAGAGGTTCAGTTCCATGACAGCAAAGCTACCTACATAGGGAAGACTGTATGACCAAAGCTGAGATGGATGAGCTACGTTTTTTATTGATACTTAGCAAAATGAAATCTAACGCAGAGAAGTTGGCGGGTAAGTAACTATGCTGGAAACCGTTGGTGTGATTGTGTTTGATGCACATTGCATGAGCATTGTTGGCGGATGTTTTGGCGGATGTACACAGGGTTAGTTTAGTATTGAACTAAAAACTGTTACTTATCCGCAACATAACTAACAGATTGTAAACTATAGGATACGGATATGATTAATTTATTATTAGTATTGTCATTGATGAATGGCACAGACATATACGAACCAGTTAAAATGCCAGATGGGAAAATACTTAAATGTATAACAACTGATGTGGGAACTTTTTGTTACTAGGATTTGACATGTACACGATTGAATACATATTGTGCTACAAGGAAGCGTTTGCTTTAGGAATGGCAACTGGGTTAGTAGCCGCCACCCTATATAACAAATATGTTACTTATTCATTACGTGCATAGTAACTTATATGTTACTAGCGAGTCATAACATAGAGAGTTACTTCAAACCCTAATCTGATTTCGTGTGCTACTGGTTTAGTCCAAGCCATGATATAGTCCTTAATCTGTACAAAGCAAGATTGCTTGTATGTAATAGTCTGCTTAATATTAAAGACAAACAATAGAGAAAACCATGAATTTGTAGGAGAGATAATGGTAACGACAACGAATCCAATTACTGGTGATGCAATCCTATCACGCAAGAATAACAAGCAATACGAAGATAACTACGATTTGATATGGGGCAAGAAGAACAAAGACCCTATCTGCGATGTGTGTGGCAAGAGCCTTGCATCAACAAAAGAGTGTGGCTGGACTGGTTGCCCATTGAATTGGGATGAAGGCCATATAGATATTAATGGCGGTGAGTTACCCTAGCTTGCGTATCGTTCGCACTCTACCCACATAGATAAGTCTTCACCGTTAATCTTAATCATCCCGGTGCTGGTGTGTATATAAACAGTTTGCTCATCAGCATCGACTTCTATTTCTTCTATCTCTGAGCCAAGCAGTCTATTGCAAACGTCAACCATTGACTCATCATCTTGTGCGTAGGCCATCAGTAGTTATACCTTTCTTTAAGGAACTTAATTGATACTGCCATCTCGTCGAACGAACCATCCTTGACATCATGCAACACATAGAAGCCACGGTAATGCTGATTGCCTTGAGCGCCTAGATAATCCTCATCATGCTCGTAACAAGACCCACATATTATTGAGGTCATCTCAGTTCCATCTGCCCGTTTGCCGTAAGCAATCTGTCTACCTTGTTGGTGGCCAGCAAAGCAACTCATGTGCTTCTTCGTAAGCAGAGCTTGAGCAGTAGTGATAGGTCTGCCCATAACGCCAGAAGTAAAGTAGTGACTATAAGCAATGCCATCAATAACGATGACATCAAGAAATGGTATAACTTCCCAGTCTTGATACGGCAAGTCATCGGTAGACATCAGCCCTTCAAGTTTGCTATCCTCATTGATAGCTCTGTTAATTCTATTCTCGTGATTGCCTAGAGTGAGAACCATCCTAGGTTTATATTGCTTGTGTTTGTTGTGCTTTGCTGTCTTATTGTAGCGAAACAATGGGGTAAGAAGGGCATCCATTGCGTCTCTGGCTGCAAATAAATCCTTGGTGTACCTACGCCCCTCAAACGACTTCATTCCCCTGTCATACGTGCTTAAACTTTCCATGTCTGCAAAGTCTCCTATGCACACAATCACATCGGGCTGTTTTTCTACAATAAAATTTCCAAGACATTTTAGGAAAGTAAAGTCATTCCCATCCTTGGCCTGAACGTCAGGCAATACCAAATGGACTGTCATTGTTCTCTGCGAAACAACGCGGCCTCATCTTTACGTCTGTTGTCTAAACCTTTTAGCACTTTGCCACCTGCCTTGTTATACTTAAGTAGACTTTGTATAGCCGTAATTTTATCCCCACGCAAAAGCGCCTGACGGAGGGTTGACCGCTGAAATGTACCAAGACCAAGATTAAAGCAGAAGCTAAGAATAGCATCGTATTCATTCTGTGAAAGTCGTATAGGTAAATAACGTTCAAGCCCTCGTTCAAATCGGGCGACATCCTTAGCCAGTAACTTGTCAACTTCTTCTTCGCTCCACTTACGATTGTCTTCAGGCTTAACTGGCCATGCTTTACGCCTAGCCATGCCTTCTATACTTGATGGTATCTTAGCTTGCTCTGGGTATAGT